GCCAGCCAGGCCCGCAGGGCCGTCAAGGAGAGAGCGGTGCACAAGGATCTAGCGGCCCTTCTGGCGTTGCTGGCCCTACTGGCGCTGCAGGGCTGCCCGGTTCACCCGGACCAGCAGGACCGACAGGACCCCAAGGCCCGAGCGGACCCACAGGCCCTACCGGAGGAAGTAGTGCCGGGGTTTTGAGAGCCGTGTCCCAGTCGTTTGGTCGCCCCAAGGCCGGCGACCTATTCGTGCTGACGGCCCCATGCGAGCCCGGCGAGGTCGTGCAAGCCGGGGGCGTCGTGCCCACAATCGCGAACGGCGTCCCCGTCGATATACAGCGAATTCACTTGCTGTTCTCGGGCCCGACCAGCGCAACCGAGTGGACCGCGGCGGCGACGTGCATCCAAACGCTATCACCGAATGCAGACCTCACCTATACCGTCTACGCCCTCTGCGCCCCAGGTGCCTAATGGTGCGACAGGCGGCTGGATAGATGCGGCCTCCAGGGTCATCGTCCAAGTCGGCTTTCCAACCGTCGTTGCCGGTGTTCTCCTGTGGTTCCTCCTCACCAAATTCACCGATAACATGAACGACATCGCCCACCGCATGGAAGCTAACGCGAAGGCCGTTGAGATGTTCACGGTTCTCCAGGACAACCAACTAGTCGAGATGAAAGAGCACACGAAGGAACTACGCTCCCAGACCCAAATGATGAAAGAGTGGGTCGCGGCGAAAAAGCGGGGGGAACTACCGTGATTAGCATCCTTCAGCTCATTGTTTTGATTGTGTTGGTTGGGGTGATCCTATGGCTCGTAAACACGTACATCCCAATGGACGCAAAGATCAAGCAAATCCTAAACGTCGTCGTCGTGATCGTCCTTATCTTGTGGCTCCTAGCGGTCTTCGGTTTACTGCCGATGCTCAATCGGCCAGTGATCCCAGGGTAACATCACCCGAGGCCCGACTATGTCTAGCCGTACTCAACGAAGCATGGCACGCCCTGGGCATGGCCCCTCTATCGAAGGCCCGGCGCGGGGCGTGGGAGTTTTTCCTCGGGCCAAACGATCCCCGGGCGCCTCTTTCTCGCGAGAAGATATGCGCGCTGCTCGGGATCGACGAGGCGTATCTCGGTAAACTGGCGGTGGAGAAGTTGCTCGATGGCCATTCATCGAAAATATTTCTTCGATAACATCAAGTACTACCTCTTCAAGAAGTTCAACCAGGGGCAGGTTGACGGTTTGAACGTGTTTTTGGACTGGTATGACAACAAAAACCCTCCGATTCCCGAGCGCTACCACCTCGACGATCGAATGCTTGCGTATATCCTGGCCACTACTTATCACGAAACTGCTGCCACAATGCAGCCTATTGCCGAATACGGGAAGGGCAAGGGCAAGAAGTACGGTGTACCGGACCCGCAGACGGGTCAAACGTACTACGGCCGCGGGTACGTGCAACTGACGTGGAAAGACAACTACCAGCGCCAGGACACGAAGCTGTCGCTGAAGGGCACGCTTGTCAAGAACGCTGACCGGGCCCTCGAGCCCGGGATCGCACTCGAGGTCATCATTGGGGGCATGATCGACGGCGACTTCACGGGCAAAAAGCTCTCCCAGTTCTTCACCGACCAAGTCACCAATTGGTACGACGCGCGGACGATCGTGAACGGCTACGACCAGGCCTCGTTGATAGCTGGATACGGGGAGAAATTCTGCAATGCGATCACTCATACTTAGTCTTTTCGTGTTGCTTGTAGCGTGTCACAAGCCGCCACCGCCCTGCCCGGCTTGCCCCACGTGCGCCCCGTGCCCGCCACCTCCGGTCACGCAGCGGAAGGGAGGCTAGCCCGTGATCAAGCTCGACAAAGACAAGATCATACCGTCGGCCGTCGACCAGGATAAAGACGAGTCGCAGCCGGCCGAGGATCCCCAACCTAAGACAATCAAGGACGAGCCCGGGGTGGGGGGTGGTGGGGGGGCTACAGGTCTGCCCGAGCGAGAAGACACGAAGCATGGACAGCGCTGAATACGGCACCAGCGACATCGCGTGGAAGCGCGTTGCGCCCAAGCTCTTTGAGTTGTCGAACAAGCCCGGCCAGGCCCCGGACACGGACGCCGCGGCGAAAGCCCTCCATGATATGATGTACGAAGCCAGCGGCAAGAACATGTCGATGGAAGAGTACGCTCATTACAGCCAGGGCATGGGCATGCGTGAGCGAGAGCGGCGTCCCGAAGTATCTACCGCGCAGAAGACGAAGAGCCCGGCCGCGATGCGCCGAGACCAGCGCCGGCAGCTGAAGCGATTCGATCGGGCGCTGATCGACCCGGCGACAGATACCCGCCAGGGCGTGCAAGAGTTAGTTGACTCGGGAGCGATCTGGCTTAACGACGAAGATGGGGGCGTGTACACGTCGGTACCCCACAAGTCTCGTGATAACGAGCGTTTCTTGAACGCGGTTCGGGATTGGAATGCGTGGCAGCAAGATATGATCAACAAGTACGGCACCGATTCCCAGGCCATTCAAGACCGAGCCAAGGCAATGTACGAGTCAAGGCTTCGGGTGCAACACTCGTATAATACGATGGTCGAGCCCCAGGAACTTAGTGACTATATCGTGAACGGAACGGTACCGAATGCCCCAGCCGGTCCCAGGCGTTAACTTCCCCGCACAAACGCCGGCGGAAGGCGAGCGGGAGGACGTACGGAAGCTACTCTTCCAGTACGGCCCCACGGCTAGCCAGCGGTACGAGAAGTGGGGCGAGGAGCACCCGTACCAGCAGTTTGCGGCTGAGACCGCGTTCGACGTTGGCACGGGTTTGATCCCATATGGTAAGATTGCTAAGCGAGTCCCCGGTCTGCGTAACATCGGCGAGATTCTCGAGCTCGCGGCAAAAGCTAACCAGGGCATCGGGGGCTGGGGCGAAGGCGCCCAGATCGCGCCCGAGTATCGTCATCCCAAGAAACGGGAGCTGAACGAAGAACTGGATCAACTGAAGACGGAGCAGGATTTCCAGAGCTGGCACCACGACCCTAGGGGCGTGCGAGGCCGGGCGATCATGGACATGCGGACGGCTGTGAACGAACGAATCGCGCAGTTAAACGCGGGGATCACAGACGAGTCGCCGTTGCCATTCACGATTGATGTATTTCGGGGTTCGGGTCGTAGTGGCAATGTGCCAGGCCGGGGCCAGTTCCATACGCCGGATGTGAACGCGGCCGCTCGCTTCAACTATGAACGTGGGGAGGAGGGCCGGGGCAAGTATTTCCCGAATTGGCAAGACGAAGTGAACGCGATGCGGGCGACCGAGGCTCGCACGTTGTCGTATAAGAAACCGTTGCTAGTCCCGAACGACATTAACCAGCTTCCTGCGATGCTGAAGGCCCAGGGCATCAAAGTCACGCCCGAGATGGACGCCAAGTTCGGCAAGATGTTGAGTGGGATGGAGAACGAGTTTAATAAGACCGGGAAGAATCTCGAGGACATGAACCCGGCTGAGCTGCGGCGAGTTGAGCGGTGGTTGATGAAGCAAGAGAAGTTCTTCACGCAGATCGCTAAGGACAATGGCCACGACGTCGTGTTGCGGTTCGGGGGCAACGCGATTCCCGAGGCCATTGTCGTTGACGATCGCGTGATTCAGAAGAAGATGTTTAGCGGCGAGCCGGGCTACGAACGAACCGGGCCGGGCACAAGGCCCCAGGCGCCAATTCCGCAGCAGAGCCAAAAGCAACATCATGCACGAGAGATCGTCGATTACTATCATGATATGATGGGCGCCCTGCAGGACATGGTTGACCAGGGCAAGCTGAAGTCTATCACACCGGAGATGGGCCGGCGGGTGCAAGCGATTGGAAAGGTAGCTAAACTCTACAACACCAGCCCGCGCGACGTTACCCCGGATATGGTAGATAAGTACTTGGCGGCCCAAGATAAGCCAGCTCCGATTCCAGCTGGTAAGATGACACGCCAACAGCGACGAGCCGCCGAGCGACAAGCCGCTAAGACAGGAACGGCACCAACCAAGATTGAGCCCTTCGAACCATAATGCCTCGACACATTGACTATAGAGACCTCGAGCCGGCCGAGCGCCGGGCCGCCATGATGCGGTCAGCGGGCATGAGCCTGGCTGCAATCGGGCAGTTCCTGGACGTGGACTACGTGACGATAGCCGCGATCCTCAAACGGCCCCGTGTGGCCCGGTTCATGCTCGCCCTCGAGTCGACGATGTGCGAGGGTTTCGACAAGAACAGTGTCCGCGACTTGAATAAGGCGATTGAAGATGCGGCCCACCGAGCCTTCGACGTCGAAACGACAGTCATGGAACGACTCTTTAGTCGAGAGTACGATGTCCGAGCCCAACTGGGTGCCGCTTCCACGGCTCAAGACATCCTCGACCGAGCTGGTAAAAGGGCTCCGAGCCAGCAGCGGGTCCAGGTCGACTATGGAATTGATCCTCACATGCTTTCCGCTGCCGTGGAAGCGCTCAAAGAACACGAGCGAGTGATCGACGTAACGCCAAAGACTGTTGCGGAGACCCCGCGCGAATATGATGAGATACGGGCGCTGGCAGAAACGGTGAGGCGCTGATTGGCCCAGCAAGCGAATACCTGAGGAGTATCTGAATGGCACAACAGGGAGCCGGCCCGGGCATGGCTGCTAACCCCGCTGCACCAATGGGGCCGGAGACGGGTACGCCGTGGGAGCAGAATATGATGGCTCGACTGGGCCCGTCGACCAATCCCGAGGATATTGCGCTCCGGCAACGGATGTTTCAGGTCGCGCAACAGGCGGGAACGGGCCCGCAATTCCAGGGCTCGGGGCGCCCGGAGTGGCAACAGGTGGGCGCGCAGGAGGCGGTGCACAGGGTGAGCCCCGGGGTGAACATGCAGAACCCCATGATGTACGGGGACCAGATCGCCCGGCTGGGCAACACGATGGGTGGCCCGTCGGCGATCCGGCCGGGTACAAACACGAGCCCAGGGAGCAAGGCGGCGCGGGCTACGGGCTATGCGGCATCCAGGCCGGGGGCGATGGGCCAGCTCTACAGAACCAACCCCGCGAAACTCGAAACAACTAAATGGATGGGCCGGGGATGAGAAAAGGACTACGAGCGATTCCGATCCCGTCGAGGCAAATCCGGCGCCGGTTGGGTAATCCCAAGCTACCTGGTAACCAGACTACGCAGGCCTGGGATCAGTACAATAGCCAGCTAGCCGACCTGGACATGGAACGGCTGAGGCAAACGGGTATCCCGGTCGCACAAGACCAATTTGTCAAAAAGGCGGCAAAGACGTACAGGAACACGAAACGCCAAGCGTACAAGTGGTGAGGTATGCCAGCTAAGTCGAAGGCCCAACAGCGGTTCATGGGAATGGAGTATGGCCTGAAAAAGGCCGGTAAGAAGACCGACGTGGATATGACCCGGAAGCAGTTGAAAGAGTTCGCGGGAACGAAGCACAAGGGCTTACCGGAACACGTCAAGAAAGGGAGGAAGTGATGGCCGAAGCGGCGGAGAAGCTGTCAAAGAAGCAGGTGATGCGGTACGCGACCGAGCAGTTGCATGCGGTCAGGCCACAACCCGCAGGCATTCCGGATATGCTTGCGGCGTTGCAGGACGCGTTGAACGCGGCGGACGACGCGGCCGAGGCTGAGAAGGAAGAGGCCCCGCCTAAGGACGTGAAGGAAGCGATCGGTCGAATCGACGCAGCCGTGGGGAAGATGGAGCATCCACCCAAGGAGAAGCCCGATCTGAACAAGATGGTGAGTGAGCCGCCGAAGGAAGAGAACAAGCAGCACGCGATCAAGCCCGCTAAGTAATTCAATGTTTGAAAACTTCGAGGAGCAAGTCGAGCAGGCACCGGACGAGGAGTACGTCCGGTGCCGTTTGCGCGACTCAGCGTCGGCTTCCACGTATGTGATGGCCAAGGCTGTCCTCGGGTTTAAGGACGTGACGCCCGGGCTGCACGCACAGATGGCCAACTGGATTGCGGGCCCGGCCCGTCGCAAACTTGGCTTGGTGCCCCGAGATCACCTCAAGACCTCGATATGGACAATCGCGGACACGCTACGGTTGATCGTTGTCAATCCCAACATCAGGATATTACTTGCAAACGAGACGGCGACGAATGCCTCGCACTTCTTGCGTCGTATACAAGCCGTATTCGAGCGCAATGCGATGTTCCGGTGGCTGTGGCCAGAGCTCATTCCCGACTTCAGTAAGCGCCCGAAGTGGTCTGAAACTGAAATGTGCGTGCCAAGATCCGATGATTACCCGGAGTCGACGGTGGAAGTTATCGGGGTGGGCGGCGCGGTTGTTTCGCGACATTATACACGGATCAAGCTCGACGACTTGGTAGGTAAAGAAGCCTCGGAATCGGGCGAGGTAATGAGGAAAACGATCGACTGGTATCAGTACTGTGAGAGCTTGCTGGTCGATCCCCGGGATTCGATCGACCTGTATGGCACGCGATGGACCTACAACGACCTGTATGCGTGGGCAGAGAAGAACGAAGAGGACCTCGACGTGTTCTTCCGGGCCGCGATCGAAGACGGCGAGCCCATTTGGCCCGAGCGGTTCGACATTCATGAGCTAGATCGCATCCGAAGGAAGTATGGATCGTTCAAGTTTAGCTGCCAATACCTCAATAGTCCGTACGATCCCGAGGTCACGAGCTTTGATCCTAGTTGGCTTCGGTACTATTTCCTCAATATGGGCGAGTGCGTGGCCGAAGGTTTGGTTGAGGGCCCGGCAACGGATACGATGGTGCGGCATATCTTGGTCGATCCGGCGATTTCGGAACGCTCTACGGCAGCCCGGACCGCAATTGTGGTTACAGGTGCGGCGCCCGATGGCCGGAAATTCGTGCTGGACGCGTGGGCCGACCGATGCCAGCCCTTCAAAATGTTCGAGAAGATCTTCGAGTTTCAAGAAAAGTGGGACCCTGAAGCGGTAGGGGTCGAAGAAGTGCAATACCAGCGGGCTATTAAGCCGTTTTTGGAAGCCGAATCCCAGAGGCGGGGCCGGTGGATCAACGTCGTGGGCCTAAAACCGGACGTTCGAGTGAAGAAAGAGGGCCGAATTCGGGCCCTTCAGCCCTATCTAGAGAGGGGCGAAATCTGGTTTCGTCGCGAATTCCGTGAACTTATTGAGGAGTACGAATCCTTCCCCGTCGGCGCTACGGTAGATTTGCTGGATGCGCTAGCATACGGTCCTTTCATGTGGGACCTGGATGAGGATTCGAGGCCGCCAAGCCCAGAAGAAGAACGTGAATACCAATCATTCGTGAGCGAGTCTGGCCGTTCGGCCATTACGGGGTATTGAGATATGAGCCAAGGTGCAGCAACTCCAATGGTACCGGGCCAGGTAGGGCCGACGCAGATGGCTATGCCGTCACCGCCACCCGCGCCCCCACCGGTAGCAGGCCAGACGGGCCCGGCGCAGACAATTGCTCCGGGCATGCCCCCTGAACCGCCAGGCATGTGGTCGCAGATGAAGGGTATGATAGGCAAGACGGCGACCGATTTCGTGCAAATGATGGGGGACACGCCCGAGGAACGCCAGACAAACCTGGACGCGTTTAGCAAGTTGATTGGCTCTGTTAACCAGCTTGGGTCCGAGATCGGGCAGACCTCGCTACCGCAGCGGCTGGGTGCGAAGAAGGGCGCCGAGATGGTGCAAGACCAGCAGGCCCGAATGGATACACAAGCGATGGTCCCGCTGCCACCCATGAGCCCAGAGCGAATCAATAGGATGATGGAGGACGTGGGCCTGGGCGTGCAAGGGATCACGCAAGCAACGAGGTGGCGATGAAGGTTGGTGGCATCAAGCTTCGGGCGACGGCCAAGCGCCCGCTTCCTAACATAGGAAAGCTAGTAGCAAAGGCCACTACAAAGGTGAAGGGACCCGTAGCCGGGGCTACAAAGGGCCTACCAACTGGCCCAAAGCCCCCGAGGTTGAAGTGAGATGGGTAAGGGACCAATGGACTCAGGAATCAAGGCCCCAAAAGGGGGGAAGCCCAGCAGCATGCGCCCCAAGGGCGGCAAGGGTGGAAAGGTGAAGGCACCGAAGCCGGGTTATGGCAGCTATTGAGTGCAGCAACCCCGGTGGGCATCTCGTAGACTACTGCGAGAAGTGCGATACGTGCTTCTGCGTGTTCTGCGAACTAGCGTGGTGGCGCCCGCCCCGGGACAAGATTCTGTATCCAACGTTCTACTGGCCGGACAAGGGCTACGTGACCACGGGGGGATGCATGTCGATGTTCGATGCACGGGACACCACCCACAATAATGTGGGCTGCCACTGATGCAAACCCCTGGCGCCCCTGTCGATCTTACCGAAACCGAGCTCACGCGGCTCACGGACTACTTGGATCTCGAGTTTCGGGAAGCCATGATGGATCACCAGTCCCTCGAGGACCAAGTGGACGAGTGGAACAAGGCCTATCTTGGCGAGCCGTTGGCCAGGCGAAAAGACTTCCCGTGGGAGAACGCCTGCAACGTCGTTATACCCTTGATTGGGATACACACCGACAGCATCGTGGCCAGGATCGTCAATACCATATTCAGCGTCGAGCCGTTGTGGACGGCGAGGCCGCTGATAAAGTCGCTGGACGACGTTGCCAAGCCTCTCGAAGATTTCTTAGATTGGTCACGACGTCAGGAGTATGATGCGTACAACACGATTCGATCGTGGGTATTGGAGGTGGTGAAATACGGATGGGGATATATCAAGGTTCCGTGGGAGGTAGCTACAGTTCGGACGTTTCGAGTAGGGGCCGGCGACAAGCCCGAGCCCGTCGATCGGATTGTTCGCCGGCCCCGCCCCCAGCACGTGTTGCTCATCGACATCCTGTGTCAGGTGGGCATTGAAGACGACATCAACCAAGCTGAGTGGCTTGCGCATCGTGTACGGCTAACCGATGGTCAGCTGAAGTGGCGCGAGTACGATGGCGTCTACGAAGATGTGGATAAGGTCATCGAGCGAAAGGAAGATATAACTACCATCACGGAGATGCTAGCTGGGCCCGGACAGGAAGTCCCAACGCGCACGAAGCTGAACACGTTCTACGAAACGTGGATAGACTTTCCACTCAAGAAGGGTGGCCTGCCCGATCCGCTCGTAATCACGTACCACCCAGGGTCGCGGACGGTGATGCGAGCGATCTACAATCCGCATGCCGACAACAAGCGCCCATTTTTCAAGGGCAAGTTCCTCGATCAGGAGGGCCGTCGATCCGGCGTGGGAATCGCACAGCAGCTTTGGCAGTTGCAAGAGGAGCTGTCGACCATCCACCGGCAGGAGGTGGACAACAGTACGATCGCGAACACGAAGTTCTTTGTGGGGCGCCGGGGAGCTGTGCGAAACACAACTCGTATCTGGCCGGGCCGGTTCTTGACCGTGCCAGATCCTTCGAAAGACCTTATTCCGATGTCGATGGGCGATATCGGGAACTCGTTGCAAGCGCTTGAGACAAGTGCATTGAGCTACGCCGAGCGGCGCTCGGGTGTCACGGACTATCAGCTCGGACGCGAAAGTTCCATACTTGGAGGTAGAGCGACGGCCACTGGCACACTCGCAATCATCCAAGAAGGCAATCGACGATTCGATTTGAACGTTCGTGACATCCGAGAGACGCTTGGCAAGGTCGGGCAGATGGTGTTGTTGCTCAACGCCCAGTACCGGCCTCGGGAGATGGCGTATTTCGTTGAGGGCGAGGATGGGAAATGGGTGGAACGAGCCCTGAATCTTCCCGACGATTTTATAGCGGATGGTATCGGGATCGAGCTAACTGCCTCT